GCTCATTTTGTCTTTTAATGTTTATCAAGGCTCTTAGACTTTTAGAATTTGTATGTGCTGTGGTTATCTTTTTAGCAAGAGCTTCGTTGGCTGCAGCTTTTATAGAATTTGCCAGTCTTACTGCCTCATCTATATCTTTTGTGAAAAGGCAAAATTTAATAGTTAGCTTTTTGCCATCTTTAAGAGCAGTATCAAAAAAGTAGAAATTTGGTCTGTTAGGAACCCTTGTGATCAATCTAGAGCTCATAGAATGATCCTAATTTCTGTAACAAAAGTGCAAATTTTCTGTAACAAAGCTGATTTGTCTGAAATTTAAGACAAAAATATCTGCTAATAAATGCAGTTAAAATACCGAAATTTAGGGAAGTTGGAAAGAAAAATATTGTATTGGTGGCGGACAGAGAGGGATTTGAAAAATCAACTCTTACTACGTATTAGATGCTATTTTAAAAATATTAGTCAGCTAAAAGATCAGCTAAAAAGATGTTTTCTTTTTAAATTTGGTGTATTTTTGAAGAATTATACCATTTTATTTTCGTCCATTTTTGTTGGCTTGTCTTTCTCTGCTTCTTGCGCTTCTGCCACCAGCTCTGCTATTTGAGCTTGAAGAGCTAGAGCCGTGTTTTTCTCTTTGCCTTTCTCTACTAGCAGCACTACGCCCACCTGCTTGTTTTTTATCCCCGCTCCAAGAGCTATGTCCGCCATTAAAGGCTTTTCCTGCGGCAGCGCTAAGCCCAGCTCCACTTAAATTACCAAAACCTCCATTATAGTGAGAATGTGTATCTGAAAAGCCGCCCCAACCTCCATCGAAACCACTATAACCACCTCTGCCATTGCCGCCACTTCCTCCATTTTTACTAGCGGCAGCTTCTGCTGCTTTTTGTTTTTCGATAGCCGTTTTTGCGGCAGCAAGAGCAGCGGCTACTTTTGAAGCAAGCCCATAGTCTATTTTAGCCCCACCAAAGCCGACCAAACCCATTGCCTCTACCATGTTGCCTGCTGGAGTATTTGAAAAGCTAAAATTTCCATTCTTATCAACTGACACTCCAAGCCCATTACCGCCATTTCTCATTATTGATGCAAGCTTTGTAGCAGTGTTTGCCCACTCATTTGAGCCAGTATATGTGTTTTCTCTGGCTGTTGTGCTAGCGTTAGCGTGATCACTTTCTGACGCTCCAGCTGGCGCGATATTAAAGGCATTCAAATCAAAGGCTACTGCTTTATCAAGCAATGATTTTGTTATTTGCTGTGTAGCGCTAAATGCCGCATCCGTTAAATTTGTTGAGAAACCTGCATTTTGTAGCGATGTGCGAGTGTTTATCTCGTAGTTTAGTCTGCCTAGGCTATCCATGCGCATATTTGTCATTAGCGAGCTTTGCGACCTTATGCTGTCTAGTTTATTACGTGCAAAATTTTGCATTGCTGCTCTTGCTGGATCAAGGCTAGTTAGTGTTTTTGTGCCAGGTCTGCCATGTAGTGCATCATCAAAGGTTTGTTGCATTTTGTATCCATATAGTTGTTTGCCAACTCTCACGCCAGTTATGTTGCCGTTGTAGTCAGTTTGTCCTATCACTGCATCAGGTATGCCAAACCAACCGCTAAACGTATCTTGCATAAACTCGCCAAAACTCATAGGGCGATCATAAAAAGCAGTGTTGCCTACTACCGCGTTTAGATCGCCACCAAAACCAAAACTATTATCAAGCCCTACTGCCATTTCAAAGACTTCAGTTACAAGGGCGTTAATCAGTCCAGCTATCGGGGCTACACCAAGCGGAGATATGGTCGTGCCAAGCGCTGAAAGTGTGTTTTGGATAGCGACCGAGGTTAGTGTGCTTTTCATATTTTGATACATCGCCTCAGCTACGTTCATGGCGTTAAAGCGTCCATTTACAATGCCATCATATAGCATGCCAGCCAAAGCTTGACCTACTACGCCACCATACATCCTGCCGACGTCCTCAGCTAGATTTTCGGCATAGCTGTCGTTTCTTAGCTCGCTTACAAACTCTTTTAGGCTTGTGTAGTCGCCTCTTTGCAAACTAGCAAAGCCATTGCCGTCTATTCTGCCAAAGCGATTATCTCTGTTTGAGTTTTTAGGAGTAGAGAATTTTATTTTAGATACTGCTTCTACGCCGTCTAAGAGTAAATTTATACTCGTATCATAGTCAGGTTGATTTATGGCGATTATCATCGGCATTAGCACGTATTCGGCAAAGTCTTCATTTAACCCAACTATTGCGCCGCTTAAGTTGCCAGCTTGCGCGATAAAAAAACTCCTTAAATCAGGCGAAGGTGTGTTAAAAGCAGAGTAACCAAGACTACCTGCTTGATAAAAATCAAACTGGCCACCAGCCATAAATTCATAGTCGTCGCCAGTGTCCGAGTTTGTTAAATTTAGTATATCACTTAAGCCGATCATTTCTTTGTCATCGTGAAGTTTTTGTTTTCATCGATCGTAATATCGTTTTTAATCAAAGCATGCACCATATTAAATAAGTACTTTGTCATATCAGACGGCACTATCATTCCGCCAGCTTGATTTTCTGCTATAAAGTTTCCAAGCACTGACATTGATTTGATTATCCTATTGTCGATTACTTGCCTATCTACTGCGCGCTGCTGGCTCTCTGCTAGTGCTTGCTCTTTTGCTAGTTTTGCTATTTGAGCACGCAAAAGATTGTTTTGCTCTTTTAAATTTTCTAGTTTATCCGCTGCTTGAGCCTCTAGCTCATCATTTTTTAGTTTGGTGTTTCTTGTTTGCTCTTTTATCCCCTCAATGTTTGCATCCATTGCGGCTGCTTGCTTTTCAAGGTTTTTTAGTGATAGTTCAAAGCTCAAATCCTGCTGTGTTAGCTCCAGCCCAGTTTGCATCGCTGTGATCGTGAATTGTGTTGTGATAAGGGGGAGCATTTGAGAAAGCACGTTTATTCTATGCTGATTTGGTATCTCGTATTTCTCAAAACAATCATCAAGATATTTTAGGGTTTCTTGATATGGCGTATCAGCCCCAATGCTTAGTTTTAATAACTCTCTCGTTCTTTCTAAATATGCATTTTTAAAATCCATTGTCTTTTCTCTCCAGTCTAGTTACTTTTATTCTTTGCAAATCAAGATCATCGCGCAAGTCGCTTACGGCACTTTTTAGGCCATTTGTCTCTATCCGTCTAATCCTTGACGAAAAGCCGTTGATTGTGTTGTTTAGGTCGTTTGCAAAACTTCGCAATGATATAGCTTCAGCTTCAAGGCTACTGATCTTGTTCGTAATTGTTTGTAGTTGTGTTTTGATTTCATCGATCTCAGCACCAAAATCTCGCTCAGCCATTACACACTCCTCGCTCTATTCTCCCAGCCTTGCTCATATACGCCAAGGCGTGGGTTTTTTCTTACTAAATTTCGATAATAGGCGATCTCTGCCCTATCAAAATCAACGTCAAAGGCTCTCTCGTCGTAGTTGTTTAACGCTTTAAGAGTCTGGGCACCCATAATGCCGTCCACCACCACGCCTAAAAGCCTTTGTAAGACTCTAACTGCTGGTACTGTATCTACGTTTACGCCAAAAACAAAGAGTTCACACGCTTTTAATTCACTATCTACCTCGTCAAGTCTCATTTTGTCCCAAAATTCTTTTTTATAAAATATTTTTACTTTTTCGATTAATGCGTCATCATTGTATAGTGCGACGCTAGCCTTTTCAAGATCGCCGTATGCGTTGATTGCCGCCCTAACTTGCCCCCAGCCTTGCCAACTTGGGTGAGCGGCTTCATAAATGCCCATAAAAGTTAGTCCATTTTCTGTTGGATTTTTATGTAGGGCCTTTTCAGGGCGACTAAATTCTAAACTCATTAAAAGGTTAAAAGCTTGTGTGTAGTTCATTTTTCATCTCCTATATCGTAGTCACGAGGGGGTCTTGGTGTATAGTCGTAGTTGTTATCACTGAAGTTGTCTATCTTTTTGTCTATTGCTTTGTCGATCACAGCGCTAACCCAAGCTGTGCCACGCCAAGCAAAAAAGCCACCAACTGCGAGGCTAAAGCTACCTTTCCCAGTAAAATAAAATGCCGTCTCGTAAGCTACCCAGCATATAAAAGTCGAGCTAATAGTGCCAACGAAAAAATTTATGATAGCCTTACCATCGCTTGCAACCTTGGCGTTACCCCCTGCAATGCTTAACACGCCGCCTACAAAGCCAACTATTATCACCCAAAAGTAAAAGCCTAGCCTGTCCATAAGATCATCCATTACCTAGCCCCTTTTTTAAAATTTATAGGTAAAAACATACATTATTAGGATGGATAATATTATTTCTACTATAACCATCTTATTTAGCCAGAAAGCTTTAGTTTTCTTTATTATTCGTTCCATTTACACACCCTTTTAAAAGTTCCTCACACGTTAAAAAATAGCCCATAAGCTCTCTTGCGCTTTCTAAAATTTCAGGGCTAAATTTTGGCTTTGTTGGCATCTCTTTTATGCACGCTACTGGCACATATACGTCTTGATATTGTGTTTTAACGATCACTTCAGGTTTTGAGCTGCAGCCGACCAAAACAAAAGGCAAGATTAGGCTACTTATTATTAGCTTCATTTAATAGCCTTTCGTAAAAATTTAATTTTTCCTCGCAGGCGGCGTCCTTGACCGGTACTGCCACGCGCTCAACCCTTGTTATCACACGCTCTTTTATCTTAGTTTCGTCTTGTTTTGGCACGCTTAGGGCTTTTAGGCCTACATTTACAAGCTCTATCTTTGCTTTGCAAGTGTCAAGATCGGCTTTCATTACTGCGTTATTTGACTCTTTTTGCGCTATCTTTCTGGTTAGCTCATCTATCTTATCGGCTGCGTTATTATTCAGCCAGTAGAGCACGCCAACAACAAAACTCAAAAATAAGATAGCCCCTATATAGAATTTATCGCTCATTTTGCACCCTTTTAAATGGATTAATCGCCCATACGCTCTTGAGATACTCTTTGTCGTCTGGCTGCATAAGTGTATCTTTGTTGTGTTCGTTCATCTCTGCCACGTCGAGCAATTTCCAGCCGATATAGATACGGCAATAAAAGCCGCTAAATATGCCTTTATAGCGGATCGTTTTGAAAAGTCCAAAACGAGTGCGTCCGTCTTTTAGTTTTAGCGTCACTTTGCAAAAGTCACTAACCGCTCCACCATTACTTGTAACTCTTGGGTTGCCTTGAGTGATTACGCTTGATGGCTCTATCTCGCTCACTTTTACGCCGTTTATTCTGCTTGAAAAATAGCCTATTCGGTTACGATATAGCCATAAAAGACGTGCAAAATACGTTCTATTCTTGCCGTTTGGATAGTGTTCTTTTCTCCAGCCACTATCGCCATTTATCGCCGAGTTCTCGCCGTCATATAGGTCGCTTGCGTCCTCAAAATACCTAGCCCACTTTGGTAAGCGCTCGCTTTGCTTATTGCAAAACGCTAGAGCGATCGGCACTATTAGCCAGCTTATAAGCTCGAGTGGCAACTCAATAATGATAATTGCAAAGAGTTGTAAAAGCTCTCTAAATTTAAGCATTACTCATCCTTTTTGCCTTTTGGTTTTTCTTGCTCTTTTGCTTTATAGTTAGGACACTTAGGACACTCGCTCCAAGTGCAAGCGCCGTCTTTATCCAGCTTTGATGCGCAAATTTCGCACCTTTTTATTCTTACCCTCATTTTTGCCTCCTATAAATGATCTGTCGGCGCTGCCGTTATAGGCTCGCTCGTTACGTTCAGCTTTTCACGCTCTGCGATTAGTTCCTTATATTCCGCCCTTAGATTTTCAAGTACTGCGCTATTGCCGATAATTAGGGCATGGCGTATATAGTTTTCACACTCGGCGATCTCTGCTTCAATTTCGGCTAGTTGCTTGTCTTGCTCGTCTATCTTTGGCTCTAAAAGTTTATTTGCCTCATCGTCGCTTATTAGTATTAGTCCTAGCTCTTTTATTCTTTGATTTAGCAGTTCTTCGCTTACGTCATCTTCGTATGCGAAAATTTGGTTTTGTGAATTTTTGTATTTTTTCATTTTTCCCTCCTAACTAAGCTCCACCCAACTATAAAGAGCCCCATTTGACGTGACTTTATATCTTGTTTTTGGTGGTATCAGTACGGTTATGTTTGTATGAGTTGCCGCTGTTGTAGTAGCCGTGTTTGATGATGTCAAAGTAGCGGATCCGATAGTGACATTTAGCGCTAGTTGTGTGATAACACCATTATTCCATGCGTCTATATAAAGCATTATTGGTTTGTCCGTCGTATTCTCATAAAAAACATTAAATGCTCTTTGTGTTGTCACCACTTTTGTGGTTTGATTTACCCCTATGACTTGATCGATCTTGGCAAATTTATCATCGCACTCTTGTTTTAGATAGCTAGCCCCACTATCTGCCTTTGTATTTATAGAGGCATCAAGTACCTCTTTTAGTGATGTTATTTTTCTCGTAGTATCGTTTGACATTTCGGCTTTTGCAGAAGCTATAATCTCTTTTAACCCATTACCTGACACTTTTACTTCATTTGATACAAAGCTTTTTAAACTGGCAGTGGTAGATAGTGAGGCACTATTTATTAACTCATTTATCTTACTGCTTGAATATGTGTGATCAGTATCAACAAGAGTGTCATTTATCAGCCCTAAAGCACTGAGGTTTTCTACCCTTTTTTTAAGAGCATCAAGTTCGGTGAGCTTTTCTTGAGTTTTTGCGAGCTCGTTAAGAACATTTTGTGCTTTTTGTTCTAGTGGTTTTATAGTTTCTAGAACCTCTTTAGCTTCAGCTAGATTTTCTTTTATTTGGTCTATTTTTTCAGCAGTTGCAACAATGAGAGGATAATTTTCTAAAATTATTCTATTTTTTGCATCAAAGTCTGCTTTTTCTTTGTTGAAACTATCAAAAAATACGTCAAGCTGAGCCCTTTTTTCTATAATTTCACTCCTTATACTCTCAAGTATATTTTTGGTGTCTTGCAAAGTTTTTGCTTGCTCTTTTGCCAAGACATTGTTTTGCCTTAGCTCTTCCATATCTATTGTTTTTAGCTCACCTTCAAGCTCACTAACATTTATGAGTAGATATTTTAATGCCTCTAATGTTTCATTCCCTAACTTTAATTCTTCAATGCTTACCATTTTTTATTCCTGCTTTTTTGATTGCTTCATTGCATTTTTTTAAACATTTCGCCATATCCTTAAAAAACTGCAAAAGGTCTATATTGCTTAGTTTCAATCCCACAACTTCTATTTTTTCTAAATCTCTCATATGCCAAACTCCACTCCATTATTTGCGTTATAATCAGCTATTATTTCAAGTGCTAGCGTGCGGTAGTAAGTGTCTTTGTTTATTAAAAAAGCTACGTAGTTAATCACTGCATAACTCAAGCTCTCGTCTATTTGCAAGTGCTCTTTGTCGTTACTAAAATTTGGTACATCTGGCACACAAATAAAGCAGTTTCCTTCAATGTTTCGATATACTTTTTCACTACTATGTTTTCTAATAAGCACATTTGGTACACACTTATCACAGCAAAAAAGCATAGCTTCTAAGAATAGCGAGCCAAGCATATCATCAGCAGGGAGCTTAACCCCTGCTGTCGTTTTAAAACTCAAATGTTTTTT